CCGTTAAACATCCTTAAGGAGAGTCGAAATGATACACTTTAAATCTGTGGTACCCTCAATGCACCAGTACTTAGTACCTTTTGATGGCGGCTATACCGTAGGAGAATTAAACAGCTTCTACGGGGGCTACCTTGCAAGATGTATGAAAGGAAAGGCGCAAGAGTTAAGTTCCTCAGGTAAAAAAGAGATTTTCGAATCTTTTAGGGAATGGCTTAAGATGGGGAGGATGATCTTCCGTAAAGGAGGAAAAGACATCCCCATTTTCTTCTACGTTAACTTATCAGACGGTCGGTCGCTGGCGTTTAAGCCAGTTTTAGACCATACTGTTTGCCCGATCGATTTTATGATCGGGGCGAAAGTCAACGGACAACTCAGGCGTACAGCAATTGTAAACCTGACGAAGAAAGTTGAAAGTAGTCTCGAGTTCTCTCGAACTTTGGACGAAATTCAACCGGCGGCGACTAAAGTGGAGTATCAGCGTTCCGTTCCTAAGATCGATTATAACTCTTTCAACCCCGATGACGAAAGTTATCGGAAGTGGTCGGAGATATATGATCGTATCGAAGAGATGGATTGTGCTGGCTACACTTTAGAATCACCGCGCGTTAAGCGCGTTTAACTCGCACGGGGTGTTAAAAGTACTGTATCTTAACCGATGGTAAACTGAGAAGGAGCCCTTACATGTCAAACAAACCCGATCGCCGCTCTCCAGAAAGACTAGCGTTGACGCTCATATTGCGCGTCGTTATACTAGTAATTATGGCTCGGTTTGGGTATGTCAGCGTGGATTATCTCCTAGAATTCTTAGTTGACCCGTCGGCTGGAACAGTACATGGGCGTCGAGTAATACTCGATACCCGCCCAGACGAATACTCTGGGTCACTTGCATCAGGAAGGGGCACCAAATGGCGTCTCTAGCGATGCAGGAGTGGGGAAGCTTAGTTCAGAAGCTTGGTGCTTATAGCCAACCTGTCAGGCCTTCACTTCGTACGGCAGTGTCTGTCGAGATTGTGTTCTCTAGGAATGGAGTACGTCAGGCGGGAGTGTATATTGCGGACCTTAATAGTCCCTTTGCACTTCCTAACCCGATTAGCTTCAGTGCCGACAGGAATGACAAGATACAGATACGAACGTATGTTCAGTGGATGGACCCCGGAGGGCTTACCACGCAGCTGAGACGTTTAAGAACAACGTGGCCATACACCATTGATCATGGCATATGTACGTTTACACGAGACTCCCATCGTATTATGTTCTATTACGATGAAGAGCTGCTTGCGAGGCTACGGAAGAACCGTAATTGGTCTGCCCGCCCTCAAAAGCTGTTCGAGAACGTTGATAACCTTACTCCCCGGTTCACACGAAAGTTTGTGTGGGCCGGTCGGACTATGCGCCTTGCGGCGCATACTAGGTATTTTGCCTCTCGGGATTCATCATCCCGTGGTAGTCGTCCTCATTCTCGTCCAAACAACGAGGATACGTCTCTAACTATGCCGGTTTTATTTTACCAGTATAACGGGGTTACCTCGTCGAAGAGTTCCTCGACAAAAGTGATTCCTCAAGTACTGTACCGGTCTCGAACTAGGGTTAACACGCCAAATTTCTTCAGACTGAGGAAGTCTGAAAGGCCAATTAACTTTTATTCGATGACAGAGATTGTGACTAGACCTTCACTGGGTTACCAGCGAGTTCGTTATACAAACGGCGGTTTGCCGAATGAGAACTTCTGGGTTGTACCAGCGGAGTGGGCGGTAAATTTACCTGCATCGGGCTATCAAGATAGCTCGCAAGCGGAAAGTCGGGCGTTTGCACAGCTGATCGACGCGATGGGCAATGAGCCTTTTGGCCTTGCCCAGGACCTCGTCCAGTTTAGACAAACAACAGACCTTATAACCTCCAACTTAACAAGAGTGGCGAAAGCCTACCTTGCTCTACGGCGCGGGAAATTTTCCGATGCCGCAAATGAGTTGTTCGATAACAGACCTCCTAGATATCGTACGGGTGCTAAGCCTCCATCTCTGTCGCAAAGTATAGCCACGAACTGGCTAGAACTGCAATATGGGTGGAAGCCGTTGCTTTCCGATATTGACATCTTAATTAAAAAAGTCCATGTCGAGTTTAGAGATTATCTCCGCACTGCCCGATCGTCTGCCACTGCTCGATCCGAAACTAATACACCTGTCCTGGGTCCCTTTAGCACTAGTTTAAACGGCGTTCCGCCGTACACAGTCGGTTATATTAACCGCGCTGCGTCGACTCGTGTTAAGTATGGGATTCGGTACAGGATAACGTCTAAAGATCGTCAGTTTCTTGCGCAGGCGGGTATTACCAACCCCATTAACCTAGCATGGGAGTTGTTACCGTACTCTTTTGTTGTCGACTGGGCGTACCCCATCGGTCCTTACCTCGAGCGCCTCACGGCGTTTGAAGGAATGACATTTGTTGATGGGTGGAAATCTAGGCTATATCAAGAGTACATATTTGTGAATATCTCCGATTCGCGTACCGTCGGCCTTCCAGCCAACGGTGGACCATGGGAGGTTGATGTCCGGTTTTCGACTGCCAGGAAAAGTACGGTGTATGTGAGGGAGGTCTTACCGACCTTTCCTCGTCAGCCCGCAATTGCCCTTAAGTCTCCGGTATCAGCCGAGCATGCGCTAAATGCGCTTGCTCTCCTTAAATCCGCTTTCGGTGGTACAGCTGGTTCACAAACACGATTTAGAACCTAAATCACAAGGAGTTAGAAATGCCTGCAATTGCAGATATTAAAACGTCAACCATCCTTACAGCAACTCCCGTCGTCTTATCGACTTCGGCCACTGTGGGTGTGGACACGACGTTCTCCCCTGATGTAATCACGCCGGAAGGCGTGGCTCGTTGGGTTTCCCGAGCCAGCGGAATCATCGTTGGTTATCCAGAAGTCACGATGTCTGTTCGCGCCCCAGTTCGGGGTTCGAACAACTATAAAGTGACTATGGTTGTCTCAGTTCCTACTCTTGAGACTCTAGGGACCAGCACGGCTAGCGGCATTCTGCCCGCTAACCTTGTCGGTTACCGATGTGTTGCGAGAATGGAATTCACGCTACCGGTTCGTAGCACCAATGCTGAACGGATAGTACTGTTCAATCACGTGCTTTCACTAATGCTGACAACGATCAATGCAAGCGACGGCTCGCCTACCGATGCAACTGGTAGTCCGCTGTACGCCGCAGTGACGACGTTGGCAAACGTGTATTAAGGGTAGAGTTACCCCTTAACAACCTAGTGGAGATAAGACCATGCATTCTAAGAAGTATGGTACCAGCGGCTCTTCGAGCTTGTCTGGATTTCGGGTTCCTCGCGATGTAACATCACGAGCTGTTTTAGATTTCCTGCAATCACTTGATAACCCAAGGTCTTTGGCAGTCGCTATGCTTTACAAGTATGGCGAATACCGTCAGATTTCGGATTTATCGGTGGATCCGCTCAGCTATAATAGCTGGACGGACTTTCGTGATTCGTACGCAGCCACTCAGTTGCTGTTGAAATTCCAGGATTTTCCTGGCGTTAACGATAAGCGTGAGAAGGCTGTGGCGAAGTTCCTTGCAAAGGAAGCTTCTTGCCGCGAAACCAATAAGCTCTGCTAACCTTGAGAAGTCAGAACTATCAACATTCTGACTTAGCGCCTATCCTAGCCAGGATGGCGTTTAAAATCTCTAAGTTATTAGGGGACGTAGTTGGACAGGACATCTTTGACAACTGCGACTGGGGACCTGGCGCTTCGACTTTAATACCTAGTCGGATTGCCAGTAAACCACATAAGTTCCAGTATGAAACTGGGATAACCCGTAGGTTGTATGATCTACTTTGCCCCAACTCTTCGATGGCTATTCTAGGGGGTTATTCGCCCTTGTGGGGCCATCGGTTACAAGAGTTTACCTTTCCTAAGTTCCAGAGAGGTAATAAAGTAGTCACCGTTCCGAAGAACTCCGATATCGACCG